ACAGAACGCAGAAAGAAATGGATATTAGATAACGAGATCAACAAAACCGAAGAAGAAACTGAGGTTGAGGAAGCAGAGGTTGTAGATGAATCAGGAGAAAAAACCAAGCAGTAATGTCAGTGCTTTAGAACTGCACGAACAGATTTGCGCTATAAGGTACGAAAACCTTGAAAAGAGGTTAGAGTCAGGTTCTAACAGATTCGTTCGTATGGAATACCTTATATGGGGTTTATACGGTGTCGCTATAACGTCAGGTATATTTGGAGCATTGAACTAATGGCAGGACTAAAAGTAACTACAGAACCTACAGCAGAACCTTTATCTCTACAAGAGGTTAAAGAGTATCTTAGGGTTGATGATGCTACAGATGAAAGAGTAGTGCAGCCTTTAATCATTGCAGCAAGGCAGTTTGCAGAAGAACATATGAATAGAGCCTTAATGCAACAGACCTTTACTCTATTTTTAGACACTGTTTTAGATACAGAGAGTCCTTTATGGGAAGGCATGAGAACAGCACCTGATATTAACTATCATAAAAACTACGTTGTACTTCCTAAATCACCAGTCATAAGCGTAACCTCTGTTAAGACCTATGATGATAGTGATACAGCTACAACAATGGCTGCTTCTAAATACTATGTAGACACAGCAAGAGAACCTGCAAGAGTCGTACTAAGAACAGGAGAGACATTCCCATCTGCACTAAGAGTAGCTAATGCAATAGAGGTGGTTTATGTAGCAGGCTATACGACAGCTTATACAGTACCTGAACCGATAAGATTAGGTATGTTGCAACACATAGCTTATATGTATGAGCATAGGGGTGATATGTACGAGGCACAGGGCGCACCTACACTTATGAAAAGTCTATATGCACCTTACGTCATACATGGTGGTCTTGGTTCAAGTTCATTAATGTCATTAGGCTAATGAGTATAGGCAAAATGCGGTTTGAGATAGAATTGCAAAAACCCACAAATACTAGAGATGCAGGCGGTGGTATAACAGAAGCCTACACAACACTATCTAACCTGTACGCTAATATAGAGACCACTAGGGGCAATGAAACGCTAAGACAAGGGCAAGTACAGGAAAAGACAACTCATATCTTTACGATACGTTACAGAAGAGATATAGGTACTAATTACCGTATACGTTACGACAGTGACAACTACAACATCAAATACATAAAGAATTTAGATAATAGAAACAGATACCTAGAAGTTGAATGTGAACGTGGAGTAGCAGGATAATGGCTAAGAGTGGCATACAAAATCTACAAGGTTTTCAAAAGAAACTTAAGAAACGTATCGTAGATAATCCTGAAAAACATCTTAAACAGTTAGTACAAAGGGCAACCACTACAGTAGAAGGTACAGCTAAAGAAAGTATTATGAGTGGCGGTACAGGTAGAACCTATCAAAAGTATAATCCAAGAAGGCAACACACAGCATCAGCTAGTGGAGAACCACCTGCAACTGATACAGGATTCTTGGTTAGTAATATAACTTCTAGCGTAAGACAACAAGGAACATCTGTAGTAGGTCAAATAGTAGCATCTGCTCCTTATGCACCCCATCTTGAGTTTGGTACATCCAACATACGACCTAGACCTTTCATGCAACCTGCCTTGGAAAGAAACAGACCTATGATAAAAAGAATTTTTAAGAAAGGAGGGTATGTAGACTAATGGCACTAGGACAATTCGCAATACAATCGGCTATCTACTCTAGATTAAACGGAGACTCTAATCTGACCTCTACATTAGGGGCAGGTATATATGATGAAGTACAAGAGGGAAACAGCTATCCCTTTGTAACAATGGGTAGGGATAGTTCTATAGATTTTTCTACAAAAGATGTAGATGGTAGTGAATACACAATTAATTTAGATATATGGTCACAGTACAAAGGCAGTAAAGAAACCAAAACAATAATGGACAGGGTTCATGATTTACTGCATGATTACAGTTTAAGTGTTACTGGATTTAACTTAGTTAATCTTAGGTTTGAATTTGGTGATGTTTTAGTAGACCCTGATGGGATTACTAGGCACGGTGTCATGCGATTCCGAGCCATAATATTAGGAACTTCTTAACTAGCTGTTACTAATAAAATAGGATGCCAGTTGGCTTGTTTAATTAGAAAGTAAATAACTAATGCTTTCTCAATTGGAGTATAAATATGGCAGCACAAAAAGGTAGTGCAATGCTTATGAAAGTGGGTAACGCAGGTTCACCTGAAACTTTCACAACAATAGCAGGCTTAAGATCAACAAGTCTTACAGTCAACAATGAATCAGTAGACGTAACTAACAAAGACAGTTCTAACAACAGAACTTTGTTAGCAGATGCAGGTGTGCAATCTATTAGTGTTTCAGGTAGCGGTGTCTTTACAGACGGAGCAAGTGAAGCAACTATGAAAACAAACGCACTAGCTGATACACAGAATAATTATCAATTCCTAGTACCTGACTTTGGTACATTTACAGGTGCTTTCCAGATTACATCGCTTGAATATGCAGGTGAGTTTAATGGTGAAGTAACTTACAGTGTATCTTTTGAAAGTGCAGGTGCTATTACGTTTGCCACAGTCTAACAAATGGCTTGGCAATCAGTAACAGTCAAAGGTGCTAAAGGCAACATCCCTGCTATGCTTAACGGGGATGTTCTTGAAGTAGCCGACCAGTTAGGAAAAGACCCATCTGACGTAACAGTAGATGGTAAGTCCTATAAGGTGTTATCTAGTTCAGTAGATGAAAGAGATGACATTATTACAATCAAACTTGCAATGGCAAGTACAACAAAGGAGAAGTCAGATGACAAACCCACTAAAGGGCGAGATTGAGATAGAGTTAGGCGGTCAAACTTATAAATGTAGATTGACCATAGATTCACTGGTAAAGATAGAAGATGAACTGGATGCAGGGATTCTTGAGTTAGCTTCTAACATAGCAGAGGCAAAGGTAAGACTTAGAACATTGGTTGTAGTTTTAAGATATGCAATGCGTGGAGGAGGTAACGACTTTGATGAAAAAAAAATCAAAGAAATTTTAACTAACACAGGTATCATTTCCGCTTCTGCTGCAGTTGCACAATTACTAGCAGATGCTTTGACAGACCCCGAAACAAAAGAAGAAGAGGGCAGTTCTGCAAAAAAGCCACAGGAGATGACAGAATAGAATGGAATATATATATGCAAATATGTATTGGCATGATGAATATGCGACCTGTAGATTTTTGGAATCTATCACCTAGAGAAATGTGGGAAGCTATCAAAGGTTTTAGACAATTTCATGCAACTGAGAAAGAGAAACCTATGACTAATGATGAACTTGAAAATTTGATGGAGTTATACCCTGACTAATGGCAACTGTAGATGAATTAAAGATACTAATAAAAGCTGAGACTAAAGACCTTAGAAAGAAGCTTGATCATACTAATAAGCAATTAGACAAAACAAGCAAACAGTCTAAAAAAACAGCACAAAATATAACTGCATCTTTTAAAAAGGCAGCAATAGGTGTGGCAGCATTTGCTGCGGTTGCTGTAAAACTTGGTAGTGTAATTGCCAAGGTTGGTTCTGAGTTTGAAGATTTGAAGGATTCCTTAGATGTAGTATTTGGCAGTATGAAAGCAGGTGATGCTGCTATGAAAAGAGTTTTTGATTTTGCTGCAACAACACCTTTTCAAGTAGAAACTGCAACCAAGGCTTTTATAGCACTTAAATCTGTAGGAATAGAACCTACTAATAAAATGCTACAAACCTTTGCCGACACAGCATCAGTTTCTGTAGATCAATTAGGTGTTTTTGAAGCACTTGTAAGGACAGTACAAAGGTCTGCAGCAGGAGGATTAGGATTAGAAGAATTAAATATGTTAAGTGACAGGGGTATACCTGCACTTAAAATATTATCAGAAGAATTAGGTTTAACTAAAGATGATATAGCTAAATTTGGTAAAACAGTTGAAGGTGCAAAACTTATAACAGATGCATTGCAGGAAGGATTAAATAAAAGATTTGGCGGTGCAATGGAATCTAAAATGGACAATCTTTCTACAAAAACATCAAATATGACGATTGCTTTTAAACAATTGGCAGATGAAGTTTTCCAAAGTGGATTAGGGGACTTTTTTGGAAACATGGCTGATTCATTTAGAGAAACAGCAGAATCTATTGTTAGAGCAAGTCAAGCTGCACGCGGTGTAGGAACAGGAGTACAAGAACTATTGCCTCAATTTGGCGATCGTATGACTGATGTACAAAAATTGCAGGAAGAAAAAGACACACTAAAAGCAAACCTAGAGTTATTAAGAGCTGCAAAAGACCCTCTTGTTGCAAGAGCAATGGGTGATAAAAATAAAAGAACAGGCATATCAGGGGCTGTAGATGGTATTGTACAGGCAGCAGGAGGAGCTCCAACTGGACCTCTTTCTACAGAAGAAATTGGAAGAATGGACACCATCATTGAAAGAATGAGGGTTTTACAAGCTGAGTATGATAAATTAATTTTATTCAAAGGTAAGTTATCAGATACAGAAAAAGATGATTTGATGAGACAAGGTGAACTACAAAATAGTTTAGGTTTCATTACTGGTTTAATACAAAAAAGCAAAGGCGATACAGAGCAATTAGCATTTGCCACAGCAAACCTGTCTGAAATTTATGCAGATAATGAAGAAAAATTATTAGCATTGGGAGTCAAGGAAGAAGATATTATTGCTTTACTCAAAGAACATACTGAAGCCACAAAAAAAGTTTCTACCTTCACTGATGAAATGAAACAATCAATAATTAGTTCTTCACAAGCATTTACATCTGATTTTGTTAATGCTCTGTTAGATGGAGAAAATGCTTTAGAAAGTTTTAAGAATTTTGCTAAAAATATAGTTAGTCAAATAATAAGTACCTTTTTGCAGATGGCAGTAGTAAATCAAATTCTTAACAGTGTGTTTAGTCTTACAGGAACACCTGATGCTTTGCCGACAATAAAACTTGCAGGCGGTGGTGCAGTGCAAAAAGGTGCACCTGCATTGGTAGGAGAACGTGGACCTGAAATATTTGTTCCTAACACTGGCGGTACTATCATGAACAATATGAACAGTAAGAACGCTATGGGCGGTGGCTCACCTATCATAGTCAATCAATCAGTAAACTTTGCTACAGGTGTAGTTCCTACAGTAAGAGCAGAAGTACAGAAGATGCTTCCACAGATATCAGATGTTACAAAAGGTGCAGTGCTAGAAGCAGCAGTGCGTGGTGGTTCATTTAGAAAAGGATTATTAGGTAGTGGCTAGATTAATAACAATGCCTACAACTCCTAACTTTGTTAGAAGTAATTTCAGTCTTTACAGGGCAATAGGACAAACTGCTTCACCATTTACGGGCAAGCAACTCACACAAGAATATGATGCGGTATATTGGACTGCAGATGTAACTCTACCTGCAATGAACAGAACACAGGCTAAAGAATGGCAATCTTTCCTACTGCAATTAAAAGGCACTACAAACCATTTTAAGTTTGCTGACCCTGATGCACTAACTAACACAGGAACATTCAACCACACGCATTTATTAAGCGATAAACGTGTAAATGATACAAGTACAACAGTTGCGGTAAGTAATACAAACACATTTACTACAGGTGATTCTGTTTTTGGTAGTGCAGTAGTCGGAGATTTTATACACGTTACTGGTCTAGCAAATGAAGAGAATAACGGAACACATAAAATAACAACCAAAACGAGTGCAACAGTAGTCGTAGTAGATAGCGTATTAACAAATGTAGGTGCAACAGCTAGCTGCAAAGTACAACAGAACGTAAAGGGTGCAACAGGATTATCATTAGACACTACAGGTAGTTATACAGGCACTATAAAAAAAGGTGACTATCTAGGTATAACAGCAGGTACATCAGCAACAGCAAATCCAGTGCAGTTAGTTATGGCAGTAGAAGATGCCACAGTCACAGATGCAAGTCCTGATAGATACTCTGTACAGATAGAACCTAAACTAAGATCAGATTTAGCAGATAATAAATGTATTATATTTCAAGCACCAAAAGGCTTATTTAGATTGCAGGCTAATACTGTAGATTGGGATGCAGATAGAGCATCATTATATGGAATAAGTTTTTCTTGTATTGAGGTAGTGTAATGGCTACAAGACAAGGTGTAGATACAGCAATATCCAACAGACTTGGTGCTGATGCACAAACAATGTTCTTTGCTATCAAGGCAGAGTTTGACACTGACGATATAAGGGTTTGGTCAGGTACAGATGATATTACAGTCAATTCAGAAACATACACAGGAGCAGGCTCACTGTTATCTATAAGTGGTGTAGAGGAAGATTTAGAACTCAAATCTAGTGGT